AAAAGGGAATGTAAAAGTTCCCTTTTTTTAACAAACAAACAAACAAATGGAATTAAACAAAGACGAAAAGAGATTATTAATGGAAGTTTTTGAAGCAGAATGTTTCATTAATCCATTAGAAAAGATAGTACATCCAAAACCAGCAATTTCATTTGGTGTTAAAAGTTACGAAACAAAAGATGGTAAAATAGAATATCCTACACCAATAGGAACTTATGGTAATTTTAGCTTTGTACAAGCACCACCTAAAAGTAAAAAAACATTTTTCGTTTCTTTATTATCAGCAATATATTTAGCAGACGAATTAGAGCAATTTGGAGGTGATTTAAAAGCAAATAGAGATAATAAGCACCTAATACATTTTGATACTGAACAAGGCAATTTTCACGCTGCAAATGTGTTTAAACGTCCTATTGATATGACTGGTATAAAAACAGATAAATATCATACTTTAGCATTAAGGCAATTATCATTTAAAGAACGTGTTGAGTTTATAGAATACTATCTTTACGATAAACTTGAAGCAACAGATATAGGATTAGTTATAATTGATGGAATAGCTGATTTATGTAGTGATGTAAATAATATAGAAGAAAGCAATGCAGTTGTCCAGAAGTTAATGAAATGGTCAAAGGAGTTAAATTGTCATATAGTAACGGTAATACATTCTAACTTTGGAACAGATAAACCTACAGGGCATTTAGGTTCATTTTTAGAAAAGAAAACAGAAACACAAATACAATTAGAATTAAATACAGTAAATAAAGGATTAGTAACCGTAAGTTGTAAACGTTCCAGAAATGCACCATTTGAAAACTTTAGTTTTAAAGTAAATAATTTCGGATTGCCACAAGTTGAAGGAGCATTTTACGACCCATTAAAAGACATATTTTGAAAACAACAATTAAAAATCATTTAGAAGAATTACAAGTTTCAAACGAAAGAATGTTACTTTATCATTCAAATAATAAAATGTTAATAAGTTTTTTTAAAGATTTAAAAGAAAAACTTGTATATTTACAAGAATTAACAGATATGGAAGCAAGATATAATTTGACTCCTATAGCTGATTGTATTGAAGAACTATTAGAAGTTGATTCTGAATTAACACATATTGATTTTTCAATTCAATTAAAGGAAGTAATTTCTGAAAAAAAAGTAGCAAAAGTAAACGCAAAATTATTTTAATATGATAACATTAACTTTAGGTTTTATTTTATGTACTGCATTTATAATAGCACAATTTTACGATTGTGATATAATTATAAACCCAATTAAAGGTATAATGTTAGGAGCATTATATAATGACGATGAATTTGATGACGAAACAGAACATACTGTACAAGTTTTAATTTTAGTAATTTCATTTTCATTTATATGGACAACTTCAAACTAATGAAAATATGTAGTTCTTGTAAAATAGAAAAAAATTATATAGATTTTAGTAAAAATAAATCAAAAAAAGATGGTTATCAAAACACTTGTGTTTCTTGTAATAAAATTTATATAATTAAAAATAAGAAAAAAATATATTATGATAAAAACAAAGAAGAAATTTTATCTAAAAAAAAAGAATACCATATTAATAATAAAGAAGAAATTTTAAAAATTAAAAAAGAATATTCTAAAAATAATAGAGAAAAAATAAATACTTATTATAGAGAGTATTCTAAAAAAAGAAAAGAAAAAGATAATCTTTATAAATTAACTTGTAATATAAGAACTTTAATAGGTATGTCAATAAAAGGAAAAGGATATACTAAAAAATCAAAAACAAGTGAGTATCTTGGATGCACATTTAACGAATTTAAAACATATATTGAAGAAAAGTTTATTGAAAATATGTCTTGGGAAAATAGAATGGACTGGCATTTAGACCACATATATCCAATATCATTAGCTGAAACAGAAGAAGAAATAATAAAATTAAATCATTATACAAATTTCCAACCTTTATGGGCAGTTGATAACTTAAGAAAAGGAAACAAAATAATTTAAATATATGGATAATTCTTGGTTGGCAAAAGTAGCAGAACATCATAATGAGTGGATTAAAATAATACATTCATTTGGGGAATACGATTATGCACAAGATTTAGTACAAGAAACATACATTACTTTATGGAAGTATGCTTCAGCTGAAAAAATAATAGATGTAAATGGCAATGTAAGAAAAGGCTATGTATATTTTACTTTAAAAAGTTTATATTATCAATATTATAATAAAAAGAAAAAAATAACTAAAGTACCTATTGATGGATGCTGGGAATTATTTGACGATTCAAACGTAGAAGAACATAAAGCATATAATGATATATGTATGTTAATAGACGATGAATTAGAAAACTGGCACTGGTATGATAGAAAACTGTTCAAACTATATAGAGACACTGATATGTCGATGAGAGATATTGCAGGAGAAACTAACATAAGTTTAATATCAATATTTCATTCAATTAAAAACTACAAAGAAATATTAAATACTAAATTTCAAAAAGATTATCAAGATTATATTAATAACGATTTTAATTAAATTTACTAAAAATGGCAAAAAGAAAAGCACAAGGTTTAGGTGATACAATACAAGCTATCACAGAAGCAACAGGAATTAAAAAAGTAGTTGAAATGTTTAGCGAAGCAACAGGTATAGATTGTGGTTGCGATGAAAGAAAAGTTAAACTAAATAATTTGTTTCCATACAACAGAAATATAAACTGTTTAAATAAATCAGATTATAATAAATTAACAAAGTATTTATCTGCTGAACAAAGTACATTAAATTCAATAGAACAACAAGAAGTATCTGACATCTATTTTAACGTATTTAACTATCGTTTACAGATAAGTTCTTGTGCAAGTTGTTGGAAAGGTAAACTTGATGAATTAAGACGTGTATACAACGAATATACAGTAAATGAATAACTGGACAGAAGTTGATTTATTTAATTGGTTAAAAGAAAATGTATATCCTGATTTAGTAAAAGCTAAAAATCAAATGTCAAGATGGGATTGTTACAGTCCCATCAAAGGACATAGATTAGAATTAAAGTGCAGGAAAACGCATTATAACACTTTACTACTTGAAAAGAAAAAGTATGATGCAATGAAACAAGAATGTGAAAAGCATTTAGATACACCAATGTATTTTAACTCAACTCCAAAAGGAATATACAGTTTTAACTTAAATCTAATTATTCCAGAATGGGAACTTAATAATAAGAATCCTGCAACCACACAATTTTACAACACACAAAGAATAGAAAAAGAAGTAGCATATTTAGAACTAACAAAAGCAAAACAATGGAAATAAACATAATACAACAAGAGTATTTAAAATCAGTAATATTAAGTCAGTTACTGTTAGAATCAAATGAAAGTTTAATTTTTACAACACAATACAAGCAACAAATTAAACACAAGATAAACAGTTTAAATAAAGACTTGGAAGAAACAGTAAGAAACGAATTTAAAATAATATATAATACAGACCCTGAAACAACAACTAATATATTAAGAAGTATAGAAGAAATAGTTTCCAAACTGCAAACAAGTACATTAGATGAATTAGTATTTATAAATGCAGTAATAGATAAATATAAAGAAAACAGTGAATGGTTTAAAGAATACGGAGAAACAGAATTTTTAAAATTAGACTAATGAAATTAACATACACCTCTTACGGAAAAACATCAACAATAGAAACAGAAAATGATGATATTGATATTGATGAATTGGGACAAATGCTTTATAATTTATGTTTAACCCAAACTTGGTCGCCTGTAGTATTAAAATCAATATTTAAAAAAGATGTTACAAATGGCTAAAAAGCAATCAGAAAAGTATTCTCCAAAAGAAGATGAAATACAAGCTATGAGATTGTGCTGGAATAATGATTTAGCTTATGTAATTCAACCAATACAAAACACAAAAATGTATCACGTAATTAAGTTTCAAATATCAGACAATTTAAAGATATATACTTTTGAAATAGATAAAACAAAAATAGAATTTACAGAATATGAAGCATCTAAAAAGGTTATGGAATTATACACACAACATTCTAAAAGATTTAGTAAATGAAAGATAAAAGATTTGCACAATGGTTAGAAGATAATGAATATAAATATTATATTGATAAGTCACAAGGAATAGAATATTGGTGCAATATAAATGGTTTATTTACTACTGAAAGTTTATATAATTCTTATTTAATAGATTCTAAACAAATAAAAGATACAATAGTAGAATCAGTTATAGAGCAATTTAAACAACGTTCTAACGTAGGAATTAATAAATACGGTACAACATTAGACAGAACAGATTTAACACGTTTAGAATGGCTAAATCACGCACAACAAGAAGCAATGGATATGATATTATATTTAGAAAAATTAAAGCAATATGACACGAAGTAAACAATCAGCATTACAAAGAATCCAACGTATAATGAAATTCAATTATAATAGAGGATTAAACTCCGAAAGGGTTAATGAAATATATAGAAAAATTATAAATTTAAAATTAAGCAATCAGAAATGATTGTTTTTTTTTAGTTAATTTTTTGTTAAAATGTTTTTTATAAACAAATAATGTTTACATTTGCTTATAACAATTTAAAAAACAAACAAAATGGACAAACTACAAATTTTATTTAAGTTAGAAACTTGCATTTCTATTTTAGAAACAACTGAAAACGTTTATGTACGTAATCAATTACACTTAATTGCTAATGCATTACTTAAAGATTGGAATGAATCAGAAGCTTATGCACAACAGATTAGAGAAATATTAAATGTTGATGAAACAATGAACAATTTAGATAATTTAAGAATATGAATGAAGCTGCATACTTTACAATACAATCTAAAGTACAGGGATTAGATAGGGAATTGTTTAAATATCTCGGTGAACTAATGTCAGGACAAAGTTTAACATCTGATGACCATTTAAAGATAATGATTGATAGTACAGAAAGAGAATTAGCAACATACGATTACATACTAAAACTAATAATAAACAATGGAAACAACAATTAAAACATTCGACAACAAGATTTGGGATAAACAAGAACTAATAGATAATATGTACAACGATGAGTTTTACTATGGTTATTTAGGTAAACAGGCTTTAAGTAGTTCAAGTCTTAAAATGGTGCTATCAAGTCCTAAAACCTATAAGTACGTTACAAAGTACGGACAAAGTGAAACACAACCTTTAAGAGATGGTAAACTATTCCACACAATGATTTTAGAGCCACATAAGATAGATGAATTAACTATTGTAGATGTAGCAACAAAAGCAGGAAAAGCATACAAAGAAGCAAAAGCAGAAGGCAAAGAAGTTTACACTACAAATGAGATTAAAGCTGCAGAAAGATTAGCTGATGCAATATTAAGAAACGATGAAGCAGTACACTATATGTCTAAAGCACAATTTGAAATACCTGAAATAGCAATGATAAACGGAATACCATTTAGAGCTAAAGCAGATATATTAAAAGACAATATGATTGTAGATTTAAAAACTACTACTGGTTTAA